AATGTATGAGACTTGCACCTGCAAAACTCGATGATATTGTGCTCCAATACAAGGAAGCTGGTATACCAGTAATTCAAGCACAACTGTATTGCGTAAAGGGATCAGATACGATATAATTATGAAAGCATATAGATTCCAAGTAAGATACAGCAATCTATATTTTGATGGGATAGCTTTAGGATCTGATGCTGATAATGCGGCTGAAAACTTTGCGGAAATGATTACCTCCAAAAAGATTTTACCGAAAGATGAAGCCTTTAGAGATAAAGGACTTCATATAACGTATGAGGAGATAGATAGAAATGTCACTGCAAGCGTTGGTATCGAAAAAGTTGCAATTGGAGTCGAAGTGGGCAACGCAGGCTCTAGAACAGGGTAGAGTTACACCTGATATGCGATGGATCGATATTAAATTAAAAGATTTAAAAATTAAGATCAATGAACAAAGTGTTATTGATCAAAGAAATAAAGAAGATTAGTTAAATTTTTTTAACGTAAAATTTTTCGTATTTTCTATGTAGGCTATTAGCCTGCCCATACTCCAGCCACGTCTTAATTTATAATTACAGAATGCAAATTGTTTAATTAAGAATTTTTTTGGAAGATATGGCTTTAGCTCCTTTGCCAAGTCCACATCCTCCATTGTAAAAAACTTCATTAAAATATTATTGCACCTAATACAAAACCTACTACAAATATAATCCATTCAGCTCTGTAGTATAATTCTAAGGCTTTCCAGTCCTTTGGTGTTTTACCAAATATAATCATATCTTCTCCTATTCTTTTGCATCTCCCCAACTTTTACCTAAAGCAATATCTACTTTAAATGGAACTTTAAGATGGTCAATACAATTTTCCATGCTTTGTTTTATTATTTTTGTGTCCTTCTCGTTATAAATAGAAAAACACAACTCATCATGAATTTGCAACAGCGGTAAGTAGCCATTGTTATAACAATCAATCATGGCTTGCTTAGATTGATCCGCAGCACTACCTTGAATTAATCTATTAAGAGCTTTGTAAGTGTAAGCCCTTTTTATATTATTTCCGTAATGTGCTTTTGCTTCTTCATAATTCATTGCCTGGTGCATACCAAATGTATTTGGTTCCCACATTTCAAATCTACATTTCCTGCCTTTTATGGTTCTAATGTATCCATATTTATTTGCACTATTCATAACTTCTGTGGCTAATTTTTTTACAAATGGAACTCTAGTATCGTATTGTCTTAATAAATTTTCTGCATCAACTTTAGAAATACCTAACTCTCTAGATAATTTATTTTTTCCCATACCATAAAAAATTCCAAGATTAATTGTTTTAGCAGCGGATCTTGATATACCTGCCATATCTGCAACTATTTGATGAAAGTCTGCAGCTTCATTTTGATATGCCTCTATAAATTCATTAGCACCTGTAAAACCCTGATCTATACTTGCAGCGTAATGAGCCACTAGCCGTGGTTCCTGTTGTGAGTAATCAAAAGATCCCCATTGTTTTTCTTCGTCCGGTAAAAATAAACTTCTAATTTTATCTCCGTATTCTTTATTACGTGCAGGTATTTGCTGTAGATTCATATTAGAATAACTTAGTCTACCAGATACTGTGCCTCCACCATCAGATCTAAGCTGATGTATTTCTGAATGTATCCTACCTTTATATTGATATCTTTCTATTGCATTTAAAAATGTTGAGTGAAACTTATTTATTTCTCTAGCGTTCCTTATTAATTTAGCTATTTCATGCTCACAATTTTGTAGCCAATTAGATGTAAAACTAGGCTCCTTCGCTTTTTCTGATAGTGGGTAGTCAATACCTAAATAATCAAAAGCCTTAGCAACTGATCTATTGGCCCATATATCTACACTCTCACCAGTTAATTTTTTTATTCTTTGTAATATTTTATTCTCGTCTTGTATAAAATCTTTTTTTAAAGTTTGTATTTTTTCTAAGTCAACCTTAATTCCCTTCTGTCTCATTTCAATTAATATAGGAAGGAGATCCATTTCCATGTCCCAGACATCCTGTAAATTTTGTTTAAGTATAATTGGTTTTAATTGTTGCCATAATTTATATGTTAGTGCAGCATCCTGCTCAGCGTAAAAACCTACGTATCCAGCAGGGAGCCTCCATAAATCTTGTTTAGGATCTATGCCCCACTCTTTGGCTTTTTCATTTAAAAAAGTTTCGTTCTTTATTTCACCTAAATAATCTTTAGATAATGAATTAAGAGCATAAGACCATCTATTCTCATCTACTATGGCTGCAGCTATCATAGTATCTATTATGGGCCCGTTAACTTTAAAATTGTTAACTGTAAGCCAACCTAAATCGTAAGCTGCATTATGAAATATTTTTGGGCATGGTAATTTTAAGATATCTTCTATGTATGCAGAAGTAATACCTACGTCCATATTACCACCAGCATCATGAGCTATAGGAAAATAGTATTGCTGACCGGCAGTTGCTACGGCAAAACCAACCACATGACCATCAAATCTAGCCCAGCCAGGGCCAAGTGTTTTCAAATTAGGATCTTTTGTTTCTAAATCTATGGCTATTGCATCTGCATTTCTTAAATCAGGATATTCTGATGGACACACCCAGTCTGCCTCTTGGAATATAAAATTTAATTGATGACTCATTTATCTCTCAGTCTTTTTTTCTCTAACTCACAGTAATGAATAATTTTATCTAGATCTTTTATCCCGTCCTTCATCGTATATCTAACAATGTATTTAATACATACACCTTGAAAAAACGATAAACCATTTTTAGAGATAAATTCATAAGGTTGTATTTTATAATTTTTGTAATGCTTGGGCCCTTTATCTTGTGGAAAGATACTTTCCATATCATCCTTTGTAATGCTCATAATTTCTCCTATAAATATTATATATTGATCCTAATGGGAAGTGATATTTATGATGTGTATTTACTAAATGTAAATTTTTCTTAGCACGTGTTGCACCAACATACCAAACCCTACACTCCTTTATCTTTTCAGATAAATTTTTTCTTTCGTAATGTGATGGCCAATTAGCTTTACTTAATAAAATTACATTGTCAGCCTCACCACCTTTAACTGCATGCATAGTATCTACAATAATATTAGATTTAAAATCTAAATTAAAACCATTGTTAATACACTTTATAAAGTATTCTTTTTCTTTATTTGAAAATCTTATTCTAAACATGTCCTGCCACGTGCCTTTATCTTCTCTTAAACCACAACGTAATTGTAATTCGTCATAATTAAATGGCTGGTTCTCATGTGCAAAAGACCACTTAGAGCTATCTGCACTTCTAAAACCGTGATCAATCTTTTGTATATAATGATACATAATACAAGCCTCTTCTCTTGTTATAGAACCACCATTCATAATCTTTGACCAGGAATTTATGGCTTGCCATTGCTCAACTTTAAAAGATTTAACGCCTTGAACATCTTGATAGTAAACACCCATAGCTTTTAAATCCTTCTCTACTTCACCCTTTACATCTCTTATTCTAGTTAAAATCATGTAAGTTTCTTTGTTGTTAAAAGTAATTTTTTTAATATCTGGATATGTTGTAACTGTGCCTTCATCATCTTTAGGCTCAAATATTTTTTCTACTCTATAACCTTTTGCTGGAGCCATTAATAACTTAGAAAACATATGCACTGTTTTTGGTATTCGTCTAGATTTTTTAAGTATTTTATGTTTACCAGGAAAATGTATAAAAAAATCTACGTCCGCACCATTCCATTCATAAATAGCTTGATCATCGTCACCAGCTAAATAAACAATTTTTGTTTGCTTTGCTAATTTACTAATAAGATCCCATTGTAAAGGTGTTAAGTCCTGGGCCTCATCTACCATCAATACCTCTAGATCAGGCACTATGCCATCGTCAATAAATTTTTTTATCATATCAGTGAAATCAAGTTTATCTTGTTTAAATACTCCAGGTTCAGACTCATAATTTTTAAAACTTTCATAAGCACTAATAATTGAAATAAATTGTGGGAGTCTTACTTCTTTTCTTTGCTGTTGTTTGTATGCATCTATTGGATCTTGTTTCATGTTCCGTGCTTTGTCATACACTCTTAAAGACCAATTATTTAAAATCTTCTGTTCTTCAAAACCTTTTACTGCTCTAATTTTTATTGTTCCATAATCAGAATGAAACTGAAACATATCCTCATTAGGATCTAACACTGGTATCTCTGCAAACTGTTGCCTTGCAAAACTATGTATTGTTGAAAAATATGGAAATGTTTCTTCATCATAATTTTGATTTATGGTTTTTAATCTGTCTATGGTCTCGTCTACGGCTTTATTTGTAAAACTAAAGTATGCTATTCTGTTAGGTTGCACACCTTTCTTTAAAAAATATTTTATTCGATTTAATAACTGATAAGTTTTACCAGTCCCTGGTGGGCCAAATAATTTAATTGTCCGACCATGGAGCAGGGATTTTGACATCATTTTTCACATCCTTAGTTTTATATTCAGGTATTTTAGGCATCTTACATACCCAGTGTCTTGTTTGTATATTAGCATATTTTTTCTTTGGTTCACCTCCGCCTGTTTGCAAGAAATTAGTGCACTCTCTAAAGCTCCAATTACTGCCCATTTTTTTCATAAATTTTTGAAAGGTTTGCACCTTAAATCTCATCTCTTTTGCTTCGTTTGGATTGCCTGTATCTATCCAAATATAACCATTATCTATTTGATCGAACTCCTCATGTACTTCACTATCTTCATAAAATTGCACCATTCTAGAATTAAATAAATCTTCTTTATCCGCTAATGCATCATAGCCTTCCATATCCATTTTATTTTTAATTAATTCATCTTTAAAATCAGACCAGGGATCTGGATTATTTTTACTAGCTTTTAATGTTCTCCAAACTATGTCCGCTGTTTGTAGCTTCTCAGCCCATAATCTTTGACTATATAATTCTTTGTTATCTAATTTTATGTTTGTTCCGTTGACCGGTATCACCCAGTATGGCTCCGGGTATACATTATACTTAATCAATCTACCTACTTCGGGCATGCTTTCATTCTTATTTATTCCATATTTTTTAGTTAAGCACTTGCTTTGTTCACAGTGACTTTTGGCTATGGAAGTATTACATCTATAATTATAATCAGTTTTCTTGTGTTGATTAATAAGTATATTTAGCTCCTTTGGTAGTAATGGAGGCACTCCTATACTTTTATTAAACTCTCTAAATAATTCTGGCCACTCATCCTCATCAGGATTTATTTTTTTACATAGCACAGCACAATTAAATAGTGCATCATTTCTACCATGGCCTTCTCTAACTTTGTTCTTAATAAATTTTGCTACGCACGGTGGGTAATCTTTTAATATAGGATCTATGTTTTTATCAGGGCTTAATAATTTTAGTTGTGCCGGGGATATAATAAATTTACTTACAAATGAATAAAGATCAGTAAGCGGCACACCCATACCATTGTCATACAGGGCCATTCGAGTTGTCCGTGCTGCGTGTTGGTATGGTAAGTTTACAAAATTACCTTTACGTTTATCATCCCAATTTTCTGGTGTTAAATCTACTTCATCTTGTGCAGGAAAAATATCCGTTGTTTCATCACGTACACCTAAGTCACTTGCTATCTCTATGAGTTTGGATCTCATTATACTTGCATCAACTGGCTCACTAATATGTAAAATTAAATGTAAGCCATTAGACTTAGATCTATATGGCACTAATGGATATTTTCTTTCTCTTATTATTTTAATTAATTCTAAATGATTTAAATTATATTTATCGACATCAATAACTCCCCAGGAACAAGTGGAGTTATCACGAATTGGAACCATACCAATATGTCTTGATCCATTAATATGATCTTTCCAATCCTGTATGCTTGCGGGTCTTGCGTTTATCCAAGATCTAAATTCTGTTTTACCATCAGCTCTTTTTTTATTTGTGGACTTACTCTCACCATAATAAGTTGCTGACCCTTGGAACAGTTTTTGGAACTGCTCCAAGGTCGTTGCATGATCGATCATTACCAAGCAGTTTTGGGAGCCTGTTCTTCGTTATCATGTTTGACGTTTACTATTCCGCCAGAGCAAGATTGATGAAAACTATGAGCACTATCTAAGATTGCTTGATTAGGAACTAGACCATCGTATTCTATATCCCAACCGTACCAGGATCCTAGTTTATTTTTCTCTAACACAGATTTCAATGTATAAATTTGTGTGAATGGTGCTGGCTTGTAAAAACCTTTACCATTTTTTCTAGGCTCTCTGATTGAAACCATCATAGAATTCCACTTCTTAGATTTTTTTCTTTGAGTGGACTTCATAGTTATAAGAGCAGTTTCCTTTGGTTCGTTGTTTTCAACAATTAAAATAAAGTGTGATGCAGTCTCTTCAACGTAATTACCGTTTTCAAGTCTATCTTTATTTTGATCGTCACGTGTCGTCTTCGACATAATGTCAGAGTCTGACCCGTATATGTTAGCAGGTGCACCACTGGCTTTATCTCTATCCTGCCACTCGACATATTCTAACTTATAGAAACAAGGTACTACTTTAATACCTTTTTCACCATTGTATAATTGATCAGTTACACTGTTGTAAATCATACCTGGTCTAGCTTGCTCTATAAATTTAGCATCGCCTTGTGTTACTTGTGGTGATAATCCGCCCAGAATTTTTAGAAAAGGTAAGGCTAAATCCTTTTGCCCTAATTTTTCAAAACCCTGATCTGCAAACTGCTCAGCGTCAAATGTTGCAACTTGACCTGTAGCTTTTTTAGCAACGGCTTTCATGTTCTCTGCATTTTTTCCTTGTGCTATTGACATTTTTACTCCTTATTTTTTCGTTATTTTTGTTTTGTTAGTTATGTACACTCCAAATAAATCCATGGGTATATCTTTACCGTCTTCTATTCTTTCACGTACTGTGGCTTTTAAAGTCATGGGTTCAACTTTTTCTTTTCTTTGATAACTAAAGTTGTTCTCCTCACAAACTTGTATCAGCTTCGCCACCTGATTATCTTGCTTTTTATCAAATGATGCTGTTACAGTATTTTTGATTAGACTGTCATAGCCATTAGACCTTAACCAACTGTAGGCCTCATCCTGTTTGTCGACAGGAATTTTTGCATAGTAGGCAGGCTTTACTTCTACCTCACTACCATCAGCAAGTTTAATTTTTGAAACACCAGCTTGCTGCATTAATTCAGGAATGATTCTTTCCTGTAAATTTTTTAATTTATTGTTGTGGATCGTTAATTGATTCTCTAAATCTTCTACTACTCTTTGTACTTCTAATAATTCGTTACATCTATTAGATATTTTTTTAACATCATCATCCTTGATGGTTATTGATATTTTTTCCAGATCCATGCACTTCAACTCATAAATTAATATGTTGATGAAGTCAAAAAGAAAATGTAAAAAGATTATGCATGGAATACAAATTTAAAACTGATCCATATGAGCATCAGTTATCAGCTCTTAATAGCTGTAAGTTTAAAACTAATTGGGCTCTGTTTATGGATATGGGAACAGGTAAAACTAAAACCACAATTGAT